CGAAGGAAGCTGACCATACCCCATGTCCATCGGACTGGTATTGAATTGCGGCATGGTTACTCCTTAACCGTAGTTGTCCGGGTTATCGAAGCCGGAATAGCTTTGCTGATACGAGGGATTGAAGCCACCCGAGGTCGTATTATTGAAGCCGCCTAGCTTCCCGTAGAGACCCAGACCAGCCGAGGCACCACCAAGGGCACCCTGTACAGCCGCACCGTTATCCTTCACGGTTCCGGGGACTCCAGAGCCACCATAGGCACCATTGATGATCCCCATGTACTTCGCGAGGAGGTCAAGGTTGGTGTTCTGACCTTCGCCATAGGCAGCCTTGGCAGCGTCGAGTTGCTTTTGGTCTTGACCTTGGAACACCCCACCAGCCGCTTGGGTCTGGTCGAAGTTGTTACCGTTGGCCTGTTGGGCACCCGTGAGGGAACCCGTGCCAAGCTGATAGGCGTTACCGAGTTGCTGGTTGGCGCTCTGTTGCTGGCCTTGCTGCGTGTTGTACTGGCTCTGCGCCTGATCCAGGCCTTGACTGAAGAACTGGCTTCGGATACCACTCGAGATATCCGCGAGTCGATCCGAAGCACCGCGTTCAGCAATGGCTTGAGAGACGCCAGTGCGCGTGGAGTTCGTGTTGCCTGCACCAGCAGCCGCGAGGTTCAGCGAGGGCAGTTGGTTCTCGTTGAGGTTACGAACGACATCACGGGAGTTCGCATCGATGATGCCGTCTACGTAGGGATTGTTGGCGTACTGACTTGCGGTGTCTAGGAACTGCTGCGTGTGGTCTTGCCCACCCTGATCAAACAGGGTTTGAGCGTTGCTGCCAAAGTTCTGACCAGAACCCGTCAGGTTCATACCGCCTTGGTACAACTGGTCTGTTACCCCGTGACCATATATAGACGCCCAGTCGCCCGCAGCCTGAGCGCCATTTTGCTGCAGTGGGTTGAGACCGGCTGTGCGGGGGCCACTATAGGCACCCGTGAGCGAGTTATTAAGTTCGTTCTGGGCTTGGTCGTAACCCTTGATGATGTATGGCTGTGCCTGAGTCCATGGCGAATTAGCTGCCTGTGCGGCGGCAAGTTGTCCATCTGCTGCGGTACCTGCTGCCATGTTACTAGCGACACCACCAACCACGGCACCGCCTACTGCTGCTGCTACTCCCCAAGGCATACGGCCTCCTTCTGAATGAGTACTTCATCGACTTCGGAGGATTCCGTTGCGTCGGTAGCATGGATGCAGTACCACACGACATCTTCGTGTGCGGTAATGCTGTGATGGACACCAGCCTTAATCTCGATCATTGAGGGGGCGGTGTACTCGGCAACACTGTCGTCAGTGCTTACGGTTACCTTGCCCTTCGCTAGGAGACTGAGGTGGTTATAGTTGTGTGCGTGCGAGATTGCCTCGTACCCTTTCGGGAGAGACATCTGTTTCGCGTAGAGGCCGTCAGAGAAGAAATGCTTGGTCAGCAGATCAACCTCGAAGGTCCCCTCCAGTTCGTTGAACCGGTCGGTTACGGTGCTCATTAGAGAATCGGTCGTTTGGCTCGATGCAGACGATCATGGCAATCCGATCGGTCTGTGAGTCGTTGATGACCCAATGAGGCACGTCGTTCCTGAACCAGTAGACTTCACCGTCGTTAGGAGCAATCGCCCCATCGGGGAAGTTGAAGGTCGCACCGGGACTATTGAGGATGGGCACGTAGTACTTGTCGTAGTACTCTGCATGCCACCCACGGTCCACATGGGGATCTATGCCACCACCCGGGGGAACCTTGGTAATCAAGACGCCACCCAAGCGCTTAGCTTGGACGCGTTCCATGAGTTCGGTCACGATAGGGAACACCTCGGGCATCTGTGTTGCAACGGGATACCAGACGGGTTCGTGCTCATCAGCGAACCCCGCCATATCGCCCTTCTCGAGGAAGGGAAGGACATCGTTGTACCGGACCCAGATGTCCCGCATCTTCGTGTGCGGTGAGTCGTAAGCGGTTCCTCGGAAATCATAGAGGCCAAACAACTCTGGGTTTTTCTGCAGGCGCTCCCGCAGCGGTGCGATGTTGAAGTTATCAGCGATAAGACGGAAGTTCATACTCTCTCTGCTTAAGGTACAGTTGCGCCGATCTGCGCCAGTTGCGCATAGACCGTGGTGAGTGTCCGTTCCAGTTTCTTCAGTTCCTCAGTAAGAAAGAGGATCTGCGACTGGGGATTTGGCGGAACATTCGCGCGTACGTATTTCTCGAGGGGGGTTGTGTAGATCATCAAAGTCTCTATCTGCGGCTCAGTGTCTTGAGGTCTAGGTCCATACCGGAGAACTGGAAGTTGGAGATAGAGGCTGTGCTCACCTTGTAGGCGAGGTAGCGACCAGCTACCATCATGTCCAGCTTGTATTCCTCGGCGGGGTTGTACGACTGCTTCGATCGATACACAGCGGCTTGCCTAGGGAGATCCGAGGAACCTACTTCGAACGTGAAGACGCCTGTGGAGTCATCGAAGGAACACTGAGGTACGATGCTCTGAATCAGCTTGTAGCCACGAAGAGTCGTTGGGAGACCCGCGTCATCCATATCGAGACCCACGCGTTCCACATAGGCTGGCTTGAGGACCTCTTCGTTTGCCGGAAGGTTCACAAGGCCCGCTGTGGGTAGATCCAAAGCGAAGATACGTGTGTCCGTGACCCCTGCGTTCTGGTCTGCCACTGACAACAGGATGGGCAGCTTGGGGGTAATCCCAACGAAGCTCGTATAGCTAGTGTTGAAGAGTTCGTAGGTACTCGTCACATCCGGGAAGGATGTCTTCAACAGCGTCACGTTACACTCAGCACCACCGATGATGTTCGGGAGATCCATGAAGGACCACGTGTCGTTCTTGTAGTTGTACGTTGCCGACTGGTTGCAGAAGTCAGCATTGACGAACGCAGCTTCATCCTGGAGCGTCGGGTAGCAGAAGTGAATCAGGTTGGCGACCGAATCGTGTACAACGAAGCAGGAGGTCTGCCGGGTGCGATCCATGGTATTGAAGATCGTACGACGCACTCGACCATCAGAGATGGATTGCTTCGAGATGCCATCGTGCATGTAGATGTCGTTCTCACCGAAGACGAAGTGCTTACCCTCGACCTCAACAACACAGTTCGTGTTGATGATTCCACCATCAAACGGGAGCCTACGGAACCCGAAGACTGCGGAGTCCCCTCGGAAATCCATAGAGAAAAGCTGAAGCTGGTTATAGATGATGAACGAGCTACCGAGGACTAGACCATCTCGGATTGCTGTACGCATCTCAGACAGGACGTTCTCACCGGATACGAAGTTAGGGTTCGCAGGATCCCAAGTGATCCCCGAGAGTGCTTGACCATACTGAATCGGGTTACACCACTTGACCATGGTAGGAAACCTAACCCCGTTCTTGTCGAGATCCATCATGATCGCGAAGTCAAGGTAGGTTCGAACTACCGCAGCGGTATCAGTGACTACCCAGTCCCCTGCAATTAGGGAGTACGCGGGGTCCGCGTTTGGAATGTTTCTGACATAGGGCCGCATTCCTCTCCGGGCAAGGAAGGAGATCCCCCCAACCTGAGCGTGAGACCATGGGAAGTCATTGACCACAGAACCCGAACCGGGCGTGAGGAACGCTAGTACTCCGTCTGGGTACCCACGTACGACGCCATCTCGGTCACAGACGAAGGCTGTCTCGCGGACACCTGGGTCAGCATAAGAGCCGATGAAACGAGCCAGCGTAGAACTACCACCTTCAGCAGAATCATAAGGGTTCGTGTTGGAGTCATAGGTGGCCGTGCCGACACCATCATAGGTGAGCGACGAGCGGATCGGGTTGAACAACTGCTTGAACACAGGACCCCGTGTAATGCGGTCCTCATCAAAGATGACGTTGTTGCCACCAGAGAAAGCGTTGGGCGGGAGGTCGTACGGGTTGACATCAGTGATGATCCCCGCGCCCCCAAGCTTCCGAAGCGGGAGAGTCGGCATGCTGATTAAACCTTCATGATGTAGGCCAAAGCCAAGTAAGGAGGCAGCGAGGAATGCTGATGGTCCCCCACGAGGTTAGCCGTGTGGGTATGGTCAACCGGAGCGGTAACAGCAGTCACAACCGAGGTACCTGCACCAGACTGGACGGCACCCGAGGTACTCCCTGGGGTCCCTGCGTTTGCCGAGTTGACCGTGTGGGTGTGTGAGCCAGCCATGCCGGTATTGACCGAACCTCCCGCAGCGCTCACGGCGTAGGTGTCCCCTGCCCCGACCACAAACTTGTTTCGGAGATCCGGGGTCCCACTGGTCCCATCACACAGTGCGTACCCAAGTGGAATGTCTGCAACCGCCCCTGACCACAACAAGATCACTCCCTTGGGAACCGGGAAGTTCAATTGGGCAGGGGTTACCGTTACCGGACCATCAAGGTTCGGGAAGGTGTTCTTCAGGGCTAGCTTGATAGCGCGGAGATGATCATCCGACTGGGACACGGAATCCGTAGAGAGGGGATTCGTAGGAATCAGTTGGGAGATGTACTGAGCAGATTCGAGAGGCATGTACTTAGACCTTCATGATGTAGGCGAGAGCGAAGTACGGAGGCCTGTTCTCTATCGGGGCGTTGCTTCCGGTGTTATTGACCGTGATGACGTGCTGATGGATACCCTGGACATCCGTGGTGAACTGATGGCTATGACCGCCTGCGGGATTCGTAGGGGACAGGAAGCGCCCTGAGGAGAACCCAGTAGCCACGGGGACATTGGCACCACCGTTATCTGCGCCCGCCTGGACTGACCCAAGGTTGGGGAGATCGTGCTGGTGATCCCCGATGGGGTTCGTGGTCCCAAAGTGCTGGTGGTTACCTGCAGCAGCCGAGGTAGCTGTATGGCCGTGAGAGGGAAGCTGAGGTGTTTCCAGGAAGGTAGTTGCGCTCCCTCCGGTTGCCCAGTTGGGGTATGTATCGCCAGCCCCCACGATGAAGCGGTTCATGAGGTTCGGGGTGGTAATGGTTCCCCCTGCCGACAGCGCTACGGTTTGACCATTACACAGTGCCCACCCTGCAGGGACCGTACCGCCGTACCACATGATGATTCCGCCCACAGGCATAGCATTGTTCAAGGCTTCCTGGGTAGCGTTCACAGGTCCCGTGATGTTCGGGAAGGTAGCCTTGAGGGTGGACTTAATAAGGCGAAGGTGGTCATCAGCGAAGGCAATCGCATCAGAACCCAAAGGATTCGCAGGGACCAACTGGTTGATATAAGTTGCTGTTTCTAAGGCCATGATATTGAGCGTAGCGAGATAGAGGGGATGGCGCAGCTACGCTGCTTTGAGAGCCATGGGTATCTTGGAGGAGCTTGAGGATACCCTTGGGGTACCTTAGGTTTCCCTATAGGGAAGACCGTTATGAATACCTATACAGAAGCTAATAGAAGCTATATAGGGACTAAAGAGACTAGAAGGAACCTAAGGGAAACCTTAGAAACCTAAGGACCCCCCTACCCCCCATACTTGGTCTATTAATGGTCGTCCCCCCCGTACGAAACTGAGAGACGCGGAGCGTTGCTCCTTGTACAAAACTGGGAGGACCCTAGGGGGTACTTTGGGTATCCTGGGGATAAATAGGGCGGGATTAGATTGGGGACCTGAGGGGTGCCCTAGGGGGGTCTTTGGTGTTGTGGGGAAACCACACTCACTCACGAGGTCGAACAACAACAACAACGAAAAACCTTTAGCGGCTTTTGCGAAACGGGTTTCTAGAGGACCTAGGGGGTACCTTGGCTAGCATGGGAAGCGTGCAGCACGGGGGCGACTCAAGGTGAGCACGAGCTAACCTGTTGATTCTAAAGGGATAGCACTAGATCAGTTATCTAATGCAGGAAACCAGGGTGATCTGAGGGGACATTGGCTTGCCTGGGGATTGGCATTGGGCCTGCAGATAGGGAGATAGATCGTATGCGATTCAAGCGTATGTGATCGCAAATAGTAACAAGTGGGCTTGTTATCTGTTAATGAAGCACGCGAACCTCAGGGAACCCTCAGAAACCTCTGCTCACCTCAAATAGTTCTTGCACACTACTGCACACTGTTATACATTGGAGTCACTGCAAGACAACACACAGCAAACACGAGGTGACCAAATGAAAGCCTTCGCAACCATGCTCGACTGGATCAATAAGGATAAGCGCGGTAGCACAATGCGTAGCAAGCGCTTCACCCTGGCAGCCCTTGGGTTCTCTAAGCTTCCCGCTGTAGCTGATGTGTACTGCAGTGCAAAGGGAATGTTCTTTGATGAAAGCGCTGAGTACCAGATTGCCGCCCTTGTGGCAGTTAATCAGGTCGGAGAGTAACCATGGGCCTCTCTACTCTCTCCAAGGTCCGCATATGGCGCGACACGACACGCACACATATCTGGTGGTGTACGCGAGTGGACATTGAGGAGAGCAGGTTTAACCCTGTGGCCTCTGGGCATAACGCAGGCGCAGCTTACGAGAACTATAAGCTTTTGCTTTCTTGACCCATACAACACAGCACAGACTAGGAGCACACCATGTTTAAGATTAAGAACATCACGCACCATTACTTAGCTGCCGCCCTTTGGTCCACCATGGATGAACACGGGGAACCCTTAGACGCTGTGTTCAGTGTCGATGATGTATGCCCCACGCTGTACGCAAGCGCCTTTGAAGACTGCGAAGACTTTGTGACCGCTAATCAAACCTTGTTGCTAGACTCAGGACTATCTGAGGAACAGATTGGACATGACTTCTGGCTCACCCGTAATGGTCATGGGGCAGGCTTTTGGGATCGTGGGCTTGGCGCTATTGGCGACGAACTAACGGCACTGGCGTACACGTATGGTGAGGTCAACATTTATGCGGGTGACGATGGTTGGATCTACTGCTAAGTACACACATACCCTATCGGTTTCATTGAGCCGATAGAAATGTTTGTATTGTACGGCGTTGTACAGCCCTGTATATTCCTTCTCATGCGCTGCGGACAACGCGGCGCCCCAAAGAAACCTGGAGAGAACACCATGACTATTCAAACTATCAGCTACAAGCGCGGCTTACTTCACATTGACTCGAACGCACTTAGCTCGTTTATCGTAGCCAAGAATGAGAATGGCGAGTCTAAGCAGTTCAAGACGGTGCGTGCTGCGAAGGAATGGCTCAATCGTTACCAGGGACATAAGAACTGGAACTACTGGAACGTGTCGCTGTGGCTCAATAACGATGCGTGGCTGTACGAAGAATCATCGCGATGTGTCCGTGGCTCGTCCAGCCGCAAGGTAGCTGCCGAGTACCTGCTTATGACGCTGCATGGTCTGGGTATGACACATACGCCCGACGGTGCCCCCTACTCAGTCTCGAGCATTCGTGCTGCCATGGTAGGCATGTAACCCTTTCTTGTACAACACAGGCGTGTATAGCGTCGCTTACAACACCATACGATCATGCGGACACGTATTGAAAGCCTTCAGTTCGTAGCGGCTCTTTGGGGTTTATTACAGAGAGGTAACCAAGGGTAGCAAGAGGCCGAAACCCTCTGACATGAGGGTATGCGGGTAATGCCCGTACTGATGAGACCAACACTAAGGATGAAAGCCATGGAGATGTTCCTCAATTACATGCGATACAAGAGCATCAAGATAAAGCGTGGTCATTGTTATATGACGTTCACGGAATATGTGATCTACGCGGAACAGATGCGCCTCACGAACGCAGGGTATTAACCATGTACACCCTAGTCCACAAGGTAACCGGGCGGACCCTCTTGACCTTCAGTACCCTAGAGGAAGCTTTGCGAGCACTGCAGGATGCTGCGGTGCCTGAGTTGTTTTACATTGGAACCTGAGAGATACCATGAACAAGACCAATGTCCCCACTGAGCGAGAACTCTTTGAGAACTGGTGGTTCAATAGTGATCAGTTTGAATATGGACAGACTGATAGCGCGTGGAACGCATGGCAAGCCCGCGCTGCACTGCAAGATGCTGCGGTGCCCGAGTTGTTTTATATTGGAACCTGAGAGATACCATGAACACACACTATCCCCTTGCCGATGATGCTTACAAAGCGTGGACCCCTGTAGTGGCTGGGCTTGTTAAGCCTGAGATGCATATGATGGTCCTGATCGAATCCACACAGAAAGCTTTGGATAGCGGTCTGTTCTACACCAAGGATGTTAAAGCGTTCGTGCTTAACGATATGAACGTTTCACCTGAGGTTTCCTCACGGAATAAGGCACGGGTAGAGGGCGGAGACTTCGGGTATGAGACATACTACGCTCGTGAATACATTAAGCGCAGAGCACATGAACGACATTTTGCTGAGGTTGAAGCAAAGCTTGCCCTTACCCCTGGCGCGGACCTTGGTTCGCTCATTTTCAACGATTACAAACTCAACACGAAGTGTGCTGTAGAGTCTATCGAGGGGGCTAAGGTAAAGATCATTGGTAAGCGCGGGCGGTACACAATGTCGTGTGTTACTGACGTGCTTGCAATCGATTCCGCATTGGTACGTGCTTTCGAGCAAGGAAAGCGTAAGACTGCTGGCCTATCCGTATGAGACCCTCTGTTCGCCCCCTAACACAGGCCCTAGAGGCTTACTCTAGATCCCTCAATCCAACGTCTACACTTATCCTGGCGTTGACTCAATCGATAGCTGAGGAACTCGCACGGACCATGAAAGGCCCAGTTGAGATACGACTACCGGGAAACATCCGGATACGTAGAGAACCACGACCATGAGCACAAAAGAGAGACCCTAAGGGAAACCTTGGGGTTTTGTCTTTTGTGCTTCGCTGTTGTGACCCTTAGGGAAACCTAGGAGATGTTCGTGCTCATCCTGAGGAAACCAGGAGGCACTGGCACAGCTATACGGTTTCCAGGGTCTCTATAGTCGCCTAGAACGGGCTGGCAGGGGTTAGCTAGTACCAACCCACAGGGTAACCTCAGGAACCCGCTACAGCACGATACAGGGCCATACAGTACAGGACGGACCACGGGGGCTACAGAGGGTTTGTTTTAGAACAGATAGGGGGAGTATGGGCCGCGACCTTGAGAAGCACCCAAGGGATTCTAGGGGTTCTGAGGGGCATTCTGGCTGTAACCCTTGCTGGACAAGGGATAGCCGAGGTGTGCCTGGAGGGCCTGGAAGGGTGAAACTGAGGGGTTTGAATCGGAATCGAACCGAAAGTTTAGCGCGGGCACGGTGCGCTTGTCCTACCACTTAGACGACAAACCCTGTGATACTGTGTGTACCCAAAATTTGGGCAGCATAGATTTAATCAGGAAAATTCTGGAAATGCTTGAGGTATTCCACTTGGTAACCCTCGGAAAACGTCATCTAATTCTGAGTGTGCCCTCAAGGCCCGCTGGCGGGAGAGAGGGAGAGAGACCGCAATCGGTTTCCCAAAGGGCACGCTCAGAACCCCTCGCGTTGAGGTTCATGAGGCCCAGACGTTGCATCCGGGACTTCGGGTAAAAGCGCTACTCATTAGGCTCCGTTAGGTTACGTAATGAGTGCACTGCTAACACAGTTGAATTTGGTCCGGGGATTTCTTTCTGGGTTCCCCGGGTGACCCATATATGCCTTGCATCCCACAAGACTAGCCGGGTTGTCTTGGATTCCAACCTGTATATCCAGTCACCGGACGTTTTGCCT